ACGAAGCTCACGAGCGAGCAGCCGCCCAGCAGCATCACCGCAGAGACACAGAGAACACAGAGAAGAACAGCGTGGTTTTTCGCTTTCATCGGCCTCCCCCCAGGTGAACGCGATAGAACATCGTGCCGAGCCGGCCGCACGGCCGGCTGTATTCGGTGTTGTAAAGCCCGTCCCGCGGCTCGTCGGCCGGCGGCTCGTCGGCCGCCGGTTGAAGCTTTGCCTCGCGCTCGGCGCGGATGACGGCCTTGCGCCGCTCAACCTCCCGCTTGCGCAGGACCGAGTGCCCGGGCAGCGGCCCCCACTTGCCCACGCGCTCCTTGTCCCTGGCGTACCGGAGCCGCTGGCGCTGCCTGGCGCACTCCTTGCACTCCCACTGCCGGCCGTCCCTGCTCGAGCGGTGGAACTCCCCGATCGGCTTGACCGCCCTGCACGTCCTGCAACGCCTCTCGCGGGTGCGCCACTCCCGGCGCTCGCGGTTCACGCATTCCTTGCAGACGCGACGGCGCCGGTAGCCGCCGGCGGATGTCGCCTGGGCATGGAACGCGTCCAGCGGCCCCGGCCGCCCGCAGCGCTTGCAGACCCTCTGCTTCATTGCCTCCCCTCCTTCCGCCACCAGTAATCCTGGAGCCTGCGGATCATGTCGTCGCGCAGCCCGTAATGCCCCGGCCGGAGCGCGTTCGAGCGCGCATCCTCTTTCCCGACCCGGCGCCAGCGCCCGGAGAGCGTGGCCGGCAGCAGGTGGGCGTCGGGCCGGGCGCGGCTGATCGCCAGGCTGACGTAAAGGTCGTCCTCGGCCTGCTCGACGCCCGGCACGTGGAGCGGCACGCGCTCCAGCAGCCGCCGGGGGAAGAGCATGAAGCGTCCCTTGACGATGTCCACGCGCGTGTCGGCCTTCACGCGGCCGTTGTAGTGGCGCGAGTCCTTGTAGCTCTTCCCCTCGGCCAGCCGGACGCCGAACAGCCCGATGATGCCGTCCGGGCAGATGCCGCGCTGGGCGGAGATGGCGTCCTCGAGCACGCGCGCGTCGGCGAGCGCGAGATCGTCGTCGATCGAGCAGACGTATTCGGTCTCGCAGGCAGCCGCCAGCCACCAGCGCGGGAAACAGCCCATGTTCGCGTCGGGCCGCACGACGCGCTCGACGATCGGCACGGTCTCGACCGGGACGAGCTCGCCCGTCGGCATGCGCACCTGGAGCGGGCCGGCCTCGCCCGCCCCGTTGTCCCAGATCATCACGCGCGGCCGCGCCGTCTGGACGGCGAGGGAACGCAGCACCGGCACGATGTTCTCCGGCCGCCGCCAGTTGAGCAGCACGACCGTCACGGACGAAACCGCGGGCGCGGAGGGGGACCTGGGGACGTGTTGCGTTACGCCGACCGGTTTAGGGTCCTGGTGACTGTCCCTGCGCCCCGCGCCCGCGTTGCGCTGCGATGCGCGCGCATCTTTCCACTTATCGATCTGCCCGGCGGCCTTTCGCCGCTCGGCGTCCTCGATCTGGAGGGCGTCGGCGGTCGGGTTGACGAGGATGCGGCCGCCCGGCGCCAGGAGGCCCCTGGCGACCGGCATGCACTCCTCCGCGAGCTCCCCGCCGATCGTGATCAGGTCGAACCTCTGGCCGTTGAGAAAGCCCTTTGAAAGCGGGTTCGTCCACCCGTCAAGGTCCGTTTGAAGCAGCTTCACGCCGAGCCGCTGGAGCAGCGCCTGCCAGTTCTGGACGCGATGCCCGACCCACTCGAGCGCCGTGATCTCGGCCGCCGGCAGCAGGCGACGCAGCAGCACCGTGCTCTCGCCCGGGCGCCACTGGAGGATGCGCAGCCCGGGCCGCCCGCTGCGGGCCGCGGACCGCAGGTCGGCGAGCCAGGCGTGGTCGGGATGCGGCGCGGTGATCGGCGCGGAGCGGCCGCACAGGTGCGTCCAGATGCGCTCCTCGGCCTCCCGCGGCCAGCAGGGGTCGGCCTCGCCGGCGCGCTCGCGCGCCCTGGCCAGTATGTCGGCAACGCGCTTCGGCCCGAGATAGACCTCGCAGTGGGCCCGGAACCGCCGCTCGAAGGTCTCCTCGCTCAGGAGCGCCGCCGTCGCGAAGCAGACGTTCCGCCACATCTCCGCCTGGATGATGAAGTCGAAGGCCGGGTTCGGGCCATACCTGTGGTGCGTCGCCAGGTCGCGGCTCACCAGCACGGGGATGCCGAGCAGGAAGGCCTTGAGGGCGAGCGCCTGCTCGCTGAACCCCCAGCGCCCCTCGACGTCGTCCCAGAGCCGGCCCGTCGGGCCCATGAGCCGCCGGACGGTCTCACGCGACATGACGTAGCACGCGCCCATCGGGCACGGCACGCGGGTCCACTCCTCACTGTCGCGGGCGTAGACGCGGTACTTCGGCTGGAGGCCGTAGTTGAGGTTCCAGTGCAGGTCCGCGCCCCGCCCGACGAAGGCGTGCGGCTTGCCATCCTTGTCCCACCACCCCTTCGCCTTCGAGCAGACGATCGCGCCGGATTCGACGGCCTTCCGGGCGAGCGCCTCGATCACGCCCTCCGGGAACCGCATATGGGCGTCATGGAACGCCACAACATTCATATTCCACTCAAGGGCCGCCCGGAGGCCGTCATTACGCGAGCGCCCGACGCCCCGGGCCCGGTCATGCCGCAGGACCCTCACCGCAGGGGACGCAAAGGGCGCAGAGCAAGAACCATCACGGGAGCCGTCGTCAACGACGATGGCAAGGGGTTCGACGGCCTCGCCCAGGGAGGCGAGCCAGTCCTCCACGGTGCGGCGGACCTCCTCGCCCTCGTTGAATGCCGTGAACACGCCGGCGATTCTCACCGCAGGGCCGCGCAGAAGCGGGGAAGGAGAATCAAGAATCTTCTGTTCTTGTTTCGCCTTCTTCATCTGGTTGTTCTCTGTGCCTCTGCGCCTCTGCGGTTCAATTGCTTGCTGTCTGTATTTGCAGGCGCGCAGGCAGTGGCTCTCGGGCCAGCCGCCCGGCGGCATGGCGTCGCGCGCCCTGGGGTGCGAGCAGAGCCAGCGCTGGCGGCACCTGCCGCAGCCGGTCTTCTCGGCGCGGCCCGGACGGGCGTAGACACACGGAGCCGCTCCCGGATCGCTTCTCAGGGCATGGATGCGGTCGAGCAGTGTCATAGCATCTTCGCCTCCGCCTCGGCGTCTATCTCCCACTCCGACGCGAGCTCCCGCGCCTTTTGCTCTATCACCTCGGCCGGGTGCCCGCCCCGCCCGGCCTCGGGACTCTCCGGCACGCTGGCCCAATACCGCACGGCCCTTCGCCAGGTCAGCCTGCGCTCTTCCGGCGGGAGGCGCGCCTTCAGTTTCCGCGCCACCTTCCGCAGGTCCATCGGGTTCGGGCCCTGGAACTCCGGCGCGTCCCCGGCCACCAGACGACCGCGCAGCAGAACCGTGATCAGCCGGTCGAGCTTCGGCACGTCCTGAAGCGGCACGTCCGGCCCGCCGGCGCGCACGTGGAGCTTGCAGACGGCGAGCGGCACGGTGCAGATGAACCCGGTGGCCTCCTTGAACTTCTCGCACGTCATGAAGCCTTCGCTGAGCGAGACGCCGTACGGGCATTGAGGTTTGTCAGCCATCTTCATCACTCCGAACACGTGTCGGAAACGTAGGCATAGATGTATTCATTGCCCACGCCGTCATCGAGGCAGTCGTTTCCGGAAGCCTTGCCGGTCCCGAACAGCCTGCGCCCCGCCGTCTCCTCGTAGACGCAGTCGCCCGTGGCGTCCGAGCACCCCGCCGGCGCGCACGGGGCGCCGTCATTACACGGCACGACTATCGTGCCCTGTCCCTCGGTGGTCAGGTAGCAATCGCAGCAGCAGCCGGACGGCGGGGCCGCGGTCGTCGTGGTCGTCGTCGGCGCGGCGGTCGTCGTCGTGCCCGGCGCGGCCGTGGTCCCGGGGACGGCCGTCGTGGCGCACGGCCCGCACCAGGCCCGCTCGACCGTCGCCGTGCCGCACCCGCCCACCACGCACTCATACTCGCCCGTCGGGTCGCAGGGGTCGAGCGGGTGAACGAGCTTCGCCCACCACGCCTCCCCGTGCCAGAGCAGCCAGCCCGTGCTCACGTGATACAGCAGCGTCACGGGCAGCTCGTCGGAGGGCTCGCCGCCCGGACACTGCGTCGTCGTGGTCGTGCCGGGCGCCGAGCGGTGCTCCAGGTCACCGAACCAGTAGCACCGCACGTTGCCCATGTCCTCCTCGGTCCCGCCCCAGATCAGGCACACCTTCTTCCGGGTGTAATTCTCGGAGTTGCAGCAGCCGCTGAAGGTCGCCCGGTAGCACTCGCCCGCCAGCGACTCGCAGCTCTCGCAGTAGGGCTCCTCGGTCGGGCAGCTCTCGCCGGCCTGCGTCACCTCGCACGTCGCCCCGGCGGAGTTCTCGCACGCCGTGTGGTACTGGCAGGTGTCGTCCACGCAGTCGAGCGCAGCGTAGTCCGTCGGCGTCGTGGACCACGGGTCGCAGCCGGTGACGTCCGTGTGCGCCCAGCGCTTGTAGCAGGCGTTGCCGCGCTGGACCTGGAGCGTGACGATCCAGCGCGTGTTCGAACCGTCCCACTCGAGCTGTAGCCACGCCTGCTGCGGCACGAGGGGCCAGGCGTCGATCATCTTCCCCCAGAGGCACTCGGCGATGTAGGGCAGCGCGTGGTCGCCCTCGAACGGCAGGAAGTCGCACCCCAGGTGGCAGAGCGTCACGTGCACCTGCGCCGGCAGCGGCGGATCGCAGCCGTTGCACGGGCCCGGCGTCGTCGTGGTCGTGGTCGGCGCCGCCGTCGAGGTCGTCGTCGGCCACTCCGTCACCGTCGTCTCATCGTCCGGCGACTCGCTCGCCGGGCCGACCTGGCACTCCAGGATGTCCTCCGAGAGGTCAAGCTCGCGCTGCGCGAAGAGGTTCAGGCGCAGCCGTTCCTTGATCGCCGAGTAGCCCTCGAGCATCCAGAACGTGTTCGCAAGCGTGAGCGTCGTCGTGCGGGAGGCGAAGTCGTAGACCGCCTCGACGGCGTTGAGCCTGAGCGCGCCCCAGTCGAGCGGGTCGGGCGCGCAGGCGGCCGTCGTGCCCGGCGCCTCGGTCGTCGTCGTGACGCCGAGGCGCGAGACGCTGTAACGGCGCAGGAGGTTGAGGCCGGACGGGTCCACGTCGTCGCACACGATCCGGCCCTGCACGCGAATGTCCTTCACCTGGTCCAGGAGCCGCTCGGCCAGGATGCCCATCGCCGTCTCGTCGTCCTCGGTGCCCACGACCGGGTAGCTCGCCGGGTGCTTGAAGGCCGGGTCGTAGAGCTTGAGCGTGCGCTGGTAGCCGAGGCAGTCGTAGGCGCTCCCGTCCGGGCCCGCCGTGACGGTGAAGGGCACGCGGGCCCAGTACCAGCCCCAGAGCTTCTCGCCCACGGCGAGGTCCGCGGCCACGTCCCAGTAGAACATGACGATGCCCGTGGCGAGGTTCACGCGCCAGTTCAGGCCCGCCGTGGGCTTGGACACGATCGTCTTCGCGCCGGCGTCCGTGCCGCGGTAGATGCGCGCGCCGCTCCAGATGCCGCCGAGCCCGGCCGGGATGCCGCACTCGCACGTCTCGCGCCAGTTCTCGCACGAGCCGCTGAAGCCGACGCCCTTCCACGTCCACCTGCGATAGGGCTGGTCGAGCGCGCGGAAGGCGCACGCGTAATCCTTCCAGGGCTGGGCGACGAGCTCGAGCTCGCCCCCGCCGTTCAGCGCCGCGTTGCCGCAGCCGTCGAGGTTCGAGGGTTTGACCTCCACCGTGCGGTCCGTGCCCTGCACCATGACGCTCGAGTAGACGCCATCCAGGGTCCAATCGAGCCGGTTGTCGAGCAGCCGGTAGTCGCGCCCGGCCTCGTCCTGCCAGTGCCCGAGCTCCCCCGCCTCGATGAGCGTCTCTGGGCAGCTCCCCAGGTCGATCAGCCTCAAGACCCCCCACTCGTCGATGAACCAGCCGTAGAAGCCGCCGTTGAGCGCGACGAGCTCGGAGATGGCCGAGGCGACGGGCGTGTTGTCGACGCTGAACTCGCCGATCACGCTGTCCAGCGCGAGCCAGTCGGCGGCAACGTAACCGCTGATGTCCGCCGAGGTCAGGTAGGTGTCCGTCACGCAGCCGCAGGAGCCGTGGTGTCCCGGGATGTCGCTGTCGCACGAGGCCGGGCAGCCGGGGATGCCGAGCGCGTGCTCGAGGATGTCGATGATGATCTCGCCGGCGGTCCACTTGCCGCCGTCCTGCCCGGGCGAGTCCTCGCCGCTCTCGTGCCCGCAGACGTGCCCCCGCCGGTTCCAGACGTACTGGCCGGAGCCGTTGATGTTGACCGGCTCGTTCTCGAGGCGGAAGCGGCGGCCGAGGGCGAGGATCTCGATGCCCTCCCGCGCCACGCCGCCGGGCGAGACCTGGACGACGTTGCCGCGGAACAGGCGCGCGCCGGTGTCGGCCCGGTCCACGATGACCCGGTCCCACTGGCGCACCGGGCGGCGGTCGTGGCGGCCGGACCACTCGAGCTCACAGGACCAGGGCGCGACGTAGGAGCGCGTCATGCGCCGGACCGCGAGGTCCGTTCGAAGCGAGCCGTTGATGTAGACGTTCAGGTCCATGTCCGGCCTACGCGCTCGTGGTGGTGGTGGTGGTCGGGGCGGCGGTGGTCCAGCCCTCGACGCCATCTGCCGACACGTCGATCTCCTGCACGAACTCGAACTCCACCGTCGTGTGCTTCCGGTCCGTGTGCCGCGGCCGCATGCCCTCCAGGATGCAGCCCGGGTAGGCGTTGCCGTTGCCCGTCAGGTAGACCTCGCCGCTGATCTGCCGCGCCAGGTCCTCGAGCTCCGTGGCGAGGTTGCTCGCGTCGGCGACGACGCTTGCCTCGACGACGAACCGCATCTCCGCCCGGCTCTCCGGCTCCCCCTCGCGCGCGCCGCGCGCCCTGGGGATCTCGCGCAGCGGATAGCTCCGGACCATCTCGATCCGCATCGAGCCGCCGACGCCGAGGCTCACCCCGCCCGCCCGGTAGTCCTGGATCGTCCACGTGCCGGCGTAGGTTCCGGGCGGCGCCGGCACCGCGCCCCAGGCCGGTTCGGTCTGCTTCTCCGGCGTGAGGAAGTCGAGTCGCATCTCGACGAAGCGGTAGCCGTGCACCTCGCCGCGCCCGCCGACGCAGACCGAGTCGCCGAACACGTGCCGGTATCCCCGGTTGTCCTCGCAGCCCAGGTCGCCGGGCCCGGAGGTCGCGAGCGCCCGGAGCCGCTCGTAGATGTATCGCTCGGCGTCGCCGAGGTTGGCGCGGAGGCGCTGGGCGGTGACCTCGAGCGTGAGGATGCCGCCGCCGGAGTCGTGGACCCGGCCGGGAGCGGAATGCGGGGCGAGGCGGACGATCGAACGCCGGCCCGTCGGCGTCGCAAACACGTGCGCGCCGAGCTCGACGTTCACCGTGCCGTCATTGAAGTAGCCCTCAGCCATCAGATCGCCCTCGCCCGTGCCAGCGCCCTGAGGGTCCGCTTCATGCGCTCCAGGTCGCGCCGCATGGCATCCAGTGTTTCCAGGGTCTGCTTGTGAAGGCGCACGTCCTGCTCGCCGAGTTCCAGGAGGGCGCGCCTGAGCTGCCCGAGTCGTTCGGCCTGCCGCGCATGGGCCTCAACCGATCGGTGCAGAGGCGTCAGCGACATCGGGATGTTGTCCGGCGACGTCTCGCGGTTTGTGGCCATTCGCATGCTCCTCGCTCGTCAGATGGCTGTGGTGGTCGCCCCGAGCAGGCGCACCTCGTGGATCAGGTCTCGGCCGCTTTCGTCGGCTGCTGCCTCCAACACCGCGCGGGACCGGGCCAGTCGGTCAGGCGGTGCCTCCTCCCGGTTATCGGATGCGTAAAGCACGGGAAGCTCGAGCGTCAGTTCGTGGCCCGCGGGGTGAGTGAACAAGGCGGCGAAGCTCAGAGACGATCCACCGCGAACCGCCGCATTGAGCACGTCCGAGAGGTGCAGCTTTGCCATCTCGAGCCTGACGGTTCTCTGGCCCGCGACCAGGTATGCGACGTGGCCGGCGACGCCAGGCCCGGCCTCCAGATGGTTGTCCACAGTGATCGCGAAGTCCTCGAGGTCCAGGACTTCGCCCGAGTCCAACGTGACGGTCGCGTCGCGCAGACGGAAGGGGCGCGGCGTAAGGGCTGAGTAGGAGAAATCGTCCTCGGTGAGGGCGTCGTTCGCCTCTTCCTTCCAGCCGCTGAGCCAGAGACGCACTGCGAGTCCCGCGGGACCCGTGTGCATCTCCAGCCGGTCAACCTTCACGCCGCGGTAACGGCGCGGATCGGGGGGTGTGTAGTGATCTATGCAGTAGCTGTGGAGATCCTGATAGGCAGGGCTCAGCGGGTCCGACTCGCGGGCGAGCGCGGCGTCCAGCAGGTAGCTTGTGACCTGCGGCCAGGCGAGCACAAGCACATCGCCGGTGACCCGCTGCGTGTGCGGCCAGAGCGCGCTGCGCCGCCAGCCGCCGAAGCTCGTCAGCGGGCTGAACAGCTCGGGCATCGTCCGCAGGGCCATTTCGCCCATCTGGACGGGCACGCAGACCCAGGACGGCACTGGCGGCAGCTCGCCCCAGCTTTCCTCCCGCGCCCACCGCACGTGCCGGCTCCACCCCTTGTGCACCTGTCCACCGTAGCCTGCCATTTGCCGCGTTTCCTTTCAGCGTTTCGATTGAACTTCGCTCAGGCGCGTTTCCACAGCAGCGACAGGTCGATCCCGGCGGCCCACGCGATCCGCCCGCCGGCCGGGTTGGGCACCGAACGCCATCGGACCGCTTCGACCTCGATCCCCGCCAGGCCGCTGTCCGAAAGGCCGAGACAGCTCTCATCGCAGGCGATGATGCGCTCCAGAACGAGCGCGACGAGCTCCTCGCAGGGCCCAGCGTCCTGGCCGTCCGTCGCCACCTCCACGCGCAGCCGCTGGACGACGTCGGTGAGGACGTTCGCCGTGCGCGTGGCTGCGCCGTCGACGGGACAGAGCGCGAGGAGCGGACAAGCCGCCGGCTCCACGTTGTAGCGGCGCCTGAGGCCCGGCCCGAACTCAAACCACGTCTTGACGCGAGCCGCTATCTGCGCATCGGCCTTGAGCGCCTCGAGCAGCGCCCTGCGAGCATCTGTGAGGTAATTCGCCATGTCTCTCCGCTCCGCTGTGCGACGACGGGATGGATGAGGTCACCGGCGCGCCGCCTTCACAGGGGCTCCCCGCGCCCGAAGAGCCTGCGCTGGCTGTCGTATCTCACGCCGGCGGCTCGGGCAGCCTCCGCGCTCGAGGGCTCGAGGCCCAGATGGACGGTGCCTCTCACCACCTCGCGCAGCCAGGCGACGTCGTCCTCGTACTGGCGGCGCACGTCCGCGGTGGCGCTGTCGCGGCCAAGCCTGAGGAAGTAGACGGCGAGGTTCACGGCGCGAGTCGCCAGCACGTCCGGAACGGGGCTCACGGGCACGGTGAACCGGACGCTCAGGTAGCTGTCGATCAGCGCGCAGGCGCTGTCAATCGCCGCCTCGACCACGTCGCTGTCCGGGATTCCGTCGCCGTCGTAGTCCGCGAGCGAGGCGAGGTCTGTCTCGCCGATTCGTCTCTCCACGTCGCTGTATGCGCAGTAAGCCATGAGTGCCTCCCCGCATTCGCTGGTTTCGCGGTCGCCGAGGGACGGGGGGAAGGGCGGGGCCCGGAGCGCCGGGCCCTCGCCGCCGGAGCCGGCTCACGCGTGAGCCGCCCCCCTGCGTGTCGCTCAGCCGCCGCTGGAGGCCTGGATGAGCCAGGGCGCCAGGATGGCGACCGCGCAGCGCCGGCGCGCCTTGTAGGCGTAGCGCTCGCGGTAGAACGCGTCGTCGTCGTCCGGGCTGTCCTTCGCGGTGAACTCGGGGCCCTCCCGGTCCTGGAGGACCATCGGCCTCACCGGGTCGTTGTCGATCACGAACCAGGCCGTGCTGCTGCCCAGGCGCGGCAGGACCAGCAGGTCGCAGCGCTTGTAGCGCCGGTTGCTCGCGCCGTTGGCGAGGAACTGAAGCTCCACCAGCTCCTCGGCCGTGCCGCGCAGCTCGAGCCCGCACGCGAGCACCCGGGGCACGAGGCCCAGGGGCGCTCCGTCGGGGCCGACCCGGCCCTCCAGCGCGCGGCACGCAGCATCGAAGTTGTCCTCGGTGAGCGGCACGTCGCTGCGGTTGGACCAGCCCTGGCCGCCGGGCCAGGTGTGGCTGTCGCTGAACACCGTCTCGCCGTCTATCCACGTGTCCGTGAAGCCCGCTTCGAGGGCCTCAACGGCGAGACGCAGTGGGTAGAGGGCGGCCCGTCGGCCGAGCTGGCGAACGCCCGGGCGGTAGACGCCCACGTTGTCGTCCGCGATGTCGTTGCGCTTGACCTGCACGATGCGCGCGAAGGTGCGGTTGGGCACGCTCTGCACGTAGCGCCCGATGCTGGTGATGGTCACCTCGTCGAGCACCTCTTCCAGGTCCCCCAGCAGCGTGGCGACCGGATACTGCTCGGTGTCGGTGGAGCTGGGCACGCGCTCCATGAGCTGTTCGATCTGGTCCGTCTCGGCGGCCTGGACGGCCTCGGCGAACGTCGCCTTCAGGCCAGTGAAGACCGCCTGCAAGTTGCCGAGAGTGATCTCCATCTTGTGCTACCTCCTGTTATGGTTCTTGCGGCCGGCTCGGGGGGAGCCGAGGCTGTCGGCTTCCCCCCCGGCCCAGCCCTACGCCGCCGCAGTGGTCGTTGTTGTGGTCGGCGCAGCGGTTGTCGTCGTCGGCTCCCACGTCTTGCCCTTCTGCGTGTACTGGTCTATCGCGACCCAGACGTCGGTCGCAGACTCGATCTTGTCGATGCGTCCGCACGCGATGCCGTTCGACACGTCGCTGTCGTCCGCGACGGTCTGGTCGTCGTAGACGCAGACCTCACCGCTCATCGCGCCCTGGTCGAGAGCGCTGGCGCAGCCGAAGCGGTATCGGCCGCGCCGTCGCACCACGACGTTCAGGTCGCCGTTCGCCCCGCCGGAGTTGTCCACGTGCTCCGTGGCGACGCCCTCGAAGGTGTAGCCGGCCGTGTCCGCGGCCGGCACGGCATAGCCCGCCGAGTTGGTGCAGACCAGCGAGCCGGCGAAGATCTCCGCGCCCGCCGCCACGGGGATGGCGAGCAGGTCCCCGAGGCTGTACTCCGTGTTCCTGTCCTGTGTGAGTGCTGTCATCCGTTGTTCCTCCGTCGTGTTTGCGCTGTGCCATTCCGGGGGCAGTACGCGTCCCGGGCCTCAGTCGGCCGCTGCCAGGTAGGCCTCCGGGCTCAGCCCCAACTGTCGGCAGACGTTCAGCTCGGCCCCTTCCAGGTCGCGTGCGGCGCGGGGCGCCCGCCGGGACGGCCCCGGCATCCGGCCTGTCATCAGGGGCGCGAGGGCGTTGAGACATTCGCGCGTGGCCTCCAGGTCGTCCCGGGCGCAGGCGAGGAAGAAAGCCCGCTGCGAGGGGGGGATGCGCCCCTGTGCCACGGCGCCGTCCACCAGCTCGGCCGCCTCCCTGTCCGCGCGCTCGTGCCGCAGCGCGTCAATGGCGTCGAGCACCGCGGTTTCATCCGCGTTCTGCGGCACGCCGAGGCGCTCGCGGACCGCGTTGAGCACGGGCGCGAGCGCCGATGCCTTCAGCGAGTGGATTGCATGCTGAACGGCGCCCGCATCGGCGTCCTCCGGCAGCCCGAGGGCGGCAGCCATCTCGTTTTGGCGCGCGAGCCGGCGTTCCAGCTCCCGTGCCCGGGCGGCGTTGGCCAGCAGGGCCTCGGCCACCATCCTGTCCTCCGCGTCGACACGCAGCCCGAGTTCGGAGGCTACCTCCTCGGGCTGTCTGCCGAGCGGACCTGCAAGGGCATCCAGCAACCTCATACTCTCGCCTCCCTCCAGGGGGTCAGGTTGCCCGCCGCCATCCGTAGCGGCGGGATCGGTCGTGTTGAGCGATTGAAGCTCCGTCAGAAACGGGGTGTTGGTCAGGGCCACGCTGTGGACCATCATGGGCACCGGCTCGCCCGTCACCCGGTCCGGCCTGCCGAACAAGAACACGGGCGAGAGGTAGCGGAACTGGCGCGCGGCCACCTCGGCTGCCGCCTCGGCCGTCCAAAGCACCCGCGCCCACAGCTCCGTGCCGCCCGCTCGCAGCTCCATGTCCCGAATCCAGCCGGCGGCCGGCGCCTTTGCCACGCGCCCTTCGGAGGCGAGGACGCTGGCGTGGTGGTAGTCGATGGGCAGCTCTGCGCCGTGCGCTGCGTAGTGGCGCCGGAAGTAGTCCAGCGCGCTGCTCAGGTGGGCGGCCGTGACGACCTCGGCGCCCTGGCAGTGCCCATGCCAGCGGCCGGTCCGGGCGATCATGACCCACTCCGGGGCCGGGCCACCCGGCAGCAGCACCGCGCCAGGGGGCGTGCCGGTCGCCGCCTGCATGGCAGGGTCCATCGTCGTGTTCCTTGCGCTCATCTGTGTGTCCTTTCTCTACGCGCGGCCATCGCCGAGAAGCGCTTCCCCGGCGGTGGGTTCGGGGATGCCGAAGCGCTGATAGACCCACTTGCTCGGGATGGCGAGGCCGGCTTCAGCGAGTGTCTTGATCGTGGTTGCGAGCTGGGCCAAGTCCCGGGGCTCCTCTATCACGAAGTGCCATTGCGGCACCGGGGCCGCGGGGCCGAGGTTCAGGCGCACTACCGGGGCCAGAAGCTGCTGCGTGAGCGTGTCCTGGAGGGCGAGGGCGTCGCTTTCCACCAGGTCCCTGCGCACCAGGTGGTGCACCCGCCCCAGTGCGTAGGAGCCGCCACCCTCGCCGCCGCTGGTGAGCGTCTGGCCGAGGATTGCAAGCGTCAGCTCGCGCCCGGCCCGCTCGAGGATGCGCTGGAAGACTTCCCCCTCGCCCATCGAGCGGGTGTCGAGCACCTCGATCTGGTTGCCCTCGCGCACCACCGCGGCGGCGTCCATGCCGAGCGCACGGACCGCGTCCCACAGCTCGCGCGCCTCGCCCGAGTCCCAGGGGACGCCCTCGCGCAGCCGTCCGATTCTGGGGGGCATTCCGTACACCTCCGCGAAGGACATCCAGTCCTTCCACGAGAGGTGGCGCACCACGAACGCACGCACGCAGCTCCTGAGCAGGCTCGTCCGCGCCGGGAATCCGCTGCGGGCCTTGACGCGGTGCACGATGAAGTTCAGCGGGGGCAGTTCCGTGCCGCCGTCGCGCTCCCGCAGAAGGAGGGTCTCCCCGTCCTCGGCGAGCCGGAACCAGCGCTGGGGCCGCCAGAGCAGACGCGCCGGCCGCCAGCGGCGTGCGGCCGTTTCCCACTCGATCTCCAGCACGCTCAGCCCCTTCGGCACCGCGTCCATGAGGTCGAAGATGGCCTGCTTGAGCTCGGGGATCAGCCCGACGAGCTCGCCGCACAGCTCGGCCGCCTCCGCGGCCTCAGCCGATTCGCCGGCGGGCAGTATCTGCCAGGCCAGCGAGCTCACGCCGCTTTTGCGCGTCCTGAGGTGCGCGTCCAGCTCGCCGTCCTTCTCCTCCATCCGCTCGAACAGCTCGGCCTGGCTGGCGAGGTCACCCGTCTCCGCCTCCAGCAGCATGTTCTTGATGCGGCGGGGGGTGAGGGTGTCGATGTCCACGTGCCCGACCACTGTGCGGGGACCGAAGTCCTGCCGCTCGGCAACGGGTCCCCTCTCCGGTCGCTCGCTCATGTTTTTCCCTTCGTGCTGGGCACAGGCGCCCGCGCCGTGCTTGCTGCTTGGGTCCAGTGTCGGAAACGTCGCTTCACGCTTCTGCGCCCACTCTACTCGTCTTTGCTCGGGGGTGTGTCCGGTATGGGTGCTCCTGACCCAAACGGGCGAGATGTGCTTCGGCCAGCGGGGAGGGGAGCGGCGTAAGTGACCGCGCGGGAACAGCTTGCGACACATAGCCGGGCATTGCACTTCTCAGCGTCGGCAGGGCGGCGCGGGAGAGGGTCGGGGTTGCGCCCTAGAGGTCTTGGAACGCTGTGCGCCGGGCAAGGCTGGCGTAGGGCAGAACCGAATCGGCGCCGAATGCATCCGGCAGCAGTTCGTCGCAGCCGGCGAGCGCGTCCGGGCCATCCACGAACCCGTCCGGGTAGCTCAGGAGCTGGTCCTGGAGCACGCGCACGCCGCGGCTCGGGTTGCGCGGAAAGCGCCACAGGCCCGCCTCGAACGCAGGGCAGAGGCGCTCGATCCGAAGCTCCTTCGGCCGGTTGTGGTTCACGTAGCGCACGGGCAGGGACTTGCCCCGCAGCCGCATCTTCAGCAGCGGCCGGATCAGCGCGTAGCCGCCGTTCTGCTCGATCCCGATCAGCCGCGGGCGGAACCGCCCGTGAAACTCGATGAGGCGCTCCAGCATCTGCATCGGGCTGCCCCGCTCGATCCAGGCGTCCAGCACGTAGCGCGTCCCCATCCGGCGGTCCGCGCCGACAGCCACCAGCGCACGCGGGCAGCCGCGCGGTGATTCGCTGAGGGCGGGATCCAGGAAGCACACGACGTCGAGCCGCTCCGTGTTCAACTCCTCCGGACCGTACGTGCCCATCCATGCGGGCTGAAACGGGCGGGTGGGGTCGTCGGGCACGAGGGCGTAGTTGCGCAGCCAGTTACGCAGGCCGATGGTCTCGCGAACGCGCGCGAGCGCCGGCCCCGGGAAGCGCTCCGGCCACGCGCTGCGGCCCTCCACGATGGCCGGCTGGACGAACAGTCGCGCCAGGCGCCTGCCCTGCTCGTCCCGCCTGGAGGCGAGCTCGCGCGCTCGCTCGACCATGCAGGCTGGTCCGAACATCGTTCCGAGCACGGTGAAGACGTACCTCTGCGGCTCGAGCGCCGGCACGATCTCGTCCATCATCCAGTCCCAGAGGTTCTTTTCGCGCTCGGGATTGCGCGCCAGCTCCGCGGTCTCGAGGTCGTCCCCGATGAACTCCCAGGGCCGCCACTGCCTGAACCTGCGCCCGCGCGGGCTCATGCCGATGCCAAACGCCTCGAGGCGGCAGAGCCTGAAGGGCCCGCATTCCCCCGGCGGCTCGCGGTCCGGCAGTTCGGCCGTCCAGGCGGCTTCGCTGCCCTTTGTGCGCATCGCTCCGTAATCACCGCGAATGCGCGGGTTGTGGTCGAGCTCGAGTCGCACGAAATCCATCGTCTGCGCGGCAAGGGCCTGGGCCTGGCTGCCGAACAGGACGTAGGGCACCCGCCGGTGCAGTATGCGCCAAAGGGGGCGCGCGAGGGCGAGCAGCACGCTCTTGCCTGCGCCGCGGAAGGCGGCCACGAACGTCGGCAGCCCGGGCTCGCCGACCGCGTCCGCCATGCGCTGATGGAAGTTTGCGAACGGCCGGTCGAAGTAGTGCGGCAGGTAGGCGCGGCACCACTTGAGGAACGGCATCCGCTGGCGCTCGCGTCGGGATTGCTCGTCCTGGTGCTCGAATGCACGCGCCGTGTCAGGCAGGTGTTCAAGAATGCGGTCTATGAGAAGTTTGTGCTCTCGACTCAACATTGTCGCGGCGGGGGCGCAGGGCGCTCGGGGAGGTCTCGGCCCTTGTCCTACATCAGCAGGGCGCGCAGCTGCCTGGCGAAGTCGCTGAGCAGCCGCAGCTTCTCCACGGCGCCGGCGAATCCGTCCGCCGCCGCGCGCACGTGGTCCGGATCACACTCCAGTAGCGGGGTGAGCCCGCTCGCGAGCCTGACCAGTGTCTCCGCGGCGCGGGACGCCTGCGCCTCCACCTCCTCGCGGCGACGCGACACTTCCGTCAACAGCGTCTCGATATTCTCCCTGTTAGCCACCGGTGTGCCTCCTGTTGCACTCCTCCCTGGTGACGAGCAGCCTCATGTCTGCGCGCATCTCGCTGCGCAGGGCGCGCAGCTCCTCAAGCAACACGTTGAGGCGTGCCTGGATGACCGGCACAGCGTCCACGTGCGGGTCGCCATTGGCGAGGCGGTCGTCTATCATCTCCAGGCGGTCTTCGACACGTTGTCGCCAGCGCCCCAGCCGGAAGGCCACGGTCCATCCGCCGATGAAACCGCCAGCGATGGCGCTCACGACCGAAACCATTGCTTGAAGCCAGCTCATCAGTGCTGCTCCTTGAGGCGTTGGATGAACTGCCGGATGGCGCGCCGGACGGCGGCGAACTCCGTCGGCGCGAGGTTCTCCGCACAGAACGCGGCGAACTGCTCGAGCGCGCGAAGCTCGATGGTGAGCTCCCTGGCCGTCTTCCGGTACCCGGTGATGATCCTGACCATGTTCAGCAGCCTTTGCTCGTATTGCCTGTGTTCCCTATCCTCTTGTCCGCTCCTGGGGGCTTCCTCCAGCACCATGCGCTCGAAGCGCTGCTCAAGCGCGCGGAGCACGCTGTCGGGGCTTCGCGCGAAGGGGCGCTTCCTCTCCTCGTCCCAGCAGCGCCCACGCTGCCGGTCATACGCCTTCCAGTTCCGAAGGGTGTGCTTCGAGACGTCCAGGGAGCGGGCGATCGCATCGAGGTCCTTGCCCTTGGCGTAGAGGGATCGGGCCTCGTCGATCAACAGCTCCCGCTTGCCGGCGCGCTTCACCGTCGATCCCTCCTCGTCGTCGGCGCCCGAGCACACCGCCTGCCGGTGGAACCCAGGGGCAGGGGCGCTGCCGGGCCCCGTCCATGCCCACTCTACCCGTCTTTGCCCGCGGGTGTGTCCGAAGCGGACGCTCCCGGCCGGGTTTGACGCCAAACGTGGGGTGGCGCCCGGGCAGTGGCCAACGTGGAACATGACGTACGTCGCGCGTGGGGGCAGCCGTAAGGCCTCAGGGCGATCGGAAGCGACTGCAGCTGTCTGAACTTCAGCGGAGCAAGCGATAGCCCAGAGCAAGGGTAACTGCAGTTGACCCGAGCCTTGTGCAGGGATTACACTTTCCGGCGCCGGGCGGGAAGCCCGGCTGACCTGCAACAGGGAGAGAGTTTCGCATGTCCGAGTCAAAGGATGCAGGCGGCAGTGCGTTGCCGGGCGAATCGGCTTCTGAGCCCGGCGACCCGTACGACCCTAAGCCTGGTCCGCTGCATTGCCGTGCCCGTGACGTGAACCGGCCCTTCGGCCCATTGCCATAGCAGCCCGTGGTGAAAGTCCCGTTTGAGCGTTGATTGTCATTTGCGTGATCTGCTAAGCGGGCTCACAGAAGTTTTCTAAGCTTTTGCTGAGACAGGGCCATTGGTGGCCCCGTGCGGCACTTTCGCTCTCATTAGCGAGCGCGACGCCCGCAGTCTGTGCTCAAAC